CGCTGCTGCCGATCTTCGCCCTGTTGCCGCTGCTGCCGATCTTCGCCCAGTCGCCGCTGCTGCCGATCTTCGCCCAGTCGCCGCTGCTGCCGATCTTCGCCCCGTAGCCGCTGCTGCCGATCTTCGCCCCGTAGCCGCTGCTGCCGATCTGCGCCCCGTCGCCGCTGCTGCCGATCTTCGCCCCGTAGCCGCTGCTGCCGATCTGCGCCCCGTCGCCGCTGCTGCCGATCTTCGCCCCGTAGCCGCTGCTGCCGATCTTCGCCCTGTTGCCGCTGCTGCCGATCTTCGCCCAGTCGCCGCTGCTGCCGATCTTCGCCCAGTCGCCGCTGCTGCCGATCTTCGCCCCGTAGCCGCTGCTGCCGATCTTCGCCCTGTTGCCGCTGCTGCCGATCTTCGCCCAGTCGCCGCTGCTGCCGATCTGCGCCCCGTCGCCGCTGCTGCCGATCTTCGCCCAGTCGCCGCCATTATCTGTCAAATCCGTATTTTCTTCTTTTGCCGGTTTTGTGCTCTCAATGACCACGGATACAGCCGCTTTGATAAAATCCTTGAAACTCAGCCTCGCGCCAATACGCAGTTTTTTCGTTGCCCGCTTCGTGCCGTTTTCCAACACTTCCGACAGCGGTTCAACTTCCGCAAACTCGCTGAAATCGCCGTTCTCATCCACCAGGGGATAGTAGTCCAGCACGTCAAACGGCGTTTCACAGAAGTGCATCACACCGGCATTGCAGCACGAATCTGCACCCTGTTCCTCATACTCTGTGTTTTCTGCGTACTGCTTGCCGTTGCAAATCATACCCTTGTGGAATGCCTTATAGCCTTTCATCTTTCACGCCTCCTCACACTCATAGTCGAATCCATGTAGAACTCCACGCCCGGGATTTCCAGCCCGCCCTCATATTGCCGCGCCAGCCCGTTCAGCGCCGTCATGTTGATTTCACGCAGCTCGTAGCCGTCGAAGTACGCGGGCACCTTCTTCGGGTCGGTCACGCGGGCTTTCCACGTCGTGCGCACGCTCACGCCGCCCGTGGGCTGTACCGGCTCCACCGCTGCGCTCATTTCCCGCATAAACGCCGCGCCGTCCGCGTCGCCCTGCTGCTCGGCCTGTGCTGCCAGCGCTGCAAGCCGCGCCTGTTCCTCCTGGCGCTTGCGCTGCTGCTCCGTGGTGTACGCCAGCATGGTCTTTTTCACCGTGGCCTCCGCGTCCTCCAGCGGCTTCAACATCTGCTTCTCGCGGTCAACCAGCGTCTTGTGGGCCGCCTGTGCCGCCGCCTTGGGCGCTTTCCAGTAGTCCTTGACGGCCTTGATTCGCGCCTTGATGTCCTTAAGGATGTCGCCGCCCCGGCTGTAGTCGTCGTCGGTGGTGATGGTCAGCCCGGTCACGCGCTTCACCATCAACGCGCCCTCCTGCTCCATCTGCTGCTCAATCGTGGGCTTGATTGCCTCCATGTGTGTGTCCTCCCTTCACTGTCTCAAATACTCGAGTATTATGCGCTTCGCTTCTTCCCATCCGTAGCACACCACCGCCATGTTGCCGTACTTCCTCAGCTTGAACATCACCTTCTTCTGCGCCTCGCTCACCCTTCCCCCTTTCCTGCGCTTCAATTCGATGTACAGCGCCGTGTGGTGTCGGCTCGGCACCGGCAGGCATATGTCCGGAATGCCCGCCATCACGCCCTGCTCTTTCAGGTGTCGGCCCTCGATGGGATTTCGGCTGCCGCCGTTTGGGATGGCGTGTAGCAGCTCCAACGCCGGGTAGCGCTTGATGTTGTAATCCCGCCACTCAAACAGGGCTTTTTGCTCCTGCGCCTCCGTGGGTATCAAGTCCTTTATGCGTCCCATAGCGTCACCTGCTTGTTCTTGCCTGTTTCAAAGTCCAGAATGTTCATTTGGTCAAGCGCCATGCCACTCAGCATTTCTTCCTTCGCCCGCCGGTAGAAGTTGCGGTCAATCTCGAATCCGTAGGCGTTGCGCCGCATCTCTGCCGCCGCCCGCAGGGTTGACCCGCTACCCGCAACCGGGTCAATCACCACGTCGCCGGGGTCGGTGAAAATGTCAATCAGGCGTTTCAGTAGCTTCACGGGCTTTTGTGTCGGGTGGATCTTCGGCACGTCTGCGCCGTCTCTCTCCCACGGCATCCAGTTGAAGATCATCCTGCCAGCGTTGTTAAACTTCGGCAGCCGGTCCCGGTAAAGCACCAACGCATGCTCTGTCGCGCCGACGATCTTCATGTTCGCCTTGAGCACCTGTGGCGAATAGTTCTTGACGAACACCAGCGGGATATACTTCACGAATCCGGCGTCCGCCGCCCAGCGTATCACGTCGCTCTGCTGCTGGTATGCGCAGAACACGATCATGCACGGAGCGCCGCCCTTGCCCTGCTTCGGCTCCGGCTTCATCAGGCGGGAGCAGAACATGAAGAACTCGGAGATGCGGAAATACCCGTCGCTGTTGAAAAAGCTGCTCTTGGCCTTATCGCTCTCTCCGTTCTTATTGTCGCCGCCAACGTACCACATGGGGTTGCTCCCGTAGGCCGCGTCACCAAGGTTATACGGAATGTCCGCGATTATGAGCTGTGCTTTCTGAATCGGGTAAGACTTCCAATTCTGAAAACTGTCGTGGTATAACTCGCACTTCATATCTTGTCTCCGTCCTTGCCGCCACATAGCGTTGTGATAACGCTTATGATGATTGCCGCCGCAACCGTGAAGCCTCCCACCGTCAATACCGTCGAAACGATCTCCGTCCCGATCTGTATGCCTTTCATTACCCAACTCCCGAACATTAGTTTTCCTCCTTTACGTATTCCCACTTGACGCACGTTATACCCATGCGCTGTAGTGTCAGCAGGAAGTTCTTCGCTTCCAGCTTGTTCTTGACGGGCACTTCATATCTGCCCGTTGTTGTCTTTACTCGCAGGATCATCATAAAACCTCATTGTCATGGGCTTGAATATGCACCATGTCCGGGCCGTCTGGCCCTGTCGCTGTTTTGCCACCTCCACTGTAAATGGCTTGCCGCTGGCGTTATACGCCCTGTCCCAAAGCCCTTGATGCGCCGGGTCAATGCGCTTGAGCGTAGGGTCATCCGGGTTGTCCGAGCTGTGAATCAGCAGCACATTGTCCGCGTCTTGCTCCAAATCTCCCGACCCTCGCAGCTCGTCCAGCGTTGGCGCTCTGCCGCCCTTCTTGCTGTCATCCTGCGACTGTCTGCGCACCTGAGCCGCCGTCAAGATGGGAATATCCAGCGCCAGCGCCAATTGTTTCAGACCCTTGCTGACCATGCCCAGCCGTTCAAACTCCGCGTTGCACTTGTCCGTGGTTCGCAGCAGTTGAAGGTAGTCCAGCACCAGCATATCAAGTTGACCGCGCTGCGCCGCGTGGCGGGCGATGTTGCCCAGGCGCTCTATCGTCAATCCGTAGCCCTCGTATACGTGCAGGTGTTCACTAATGCCGGTTTCGCTCAGCTCCGTCAAGCCCTCCGCCATGCGCTCCCAGTCCTTATCCGTCAGCTCGCCCGTGCGCTGGCGCGTGATGCTCACAAGGCTTGTCGCCGCCATTGCGCGTTGTCCAAGCTGTACCGCGCTCATTTCAAGGGAGATATACCCCACATGGAATCCCTGCCGCGCCGCGTTCATGCTGGCTGCCAGCAGAAACGCGCTCTTGCCCTTGCCGGGTCTCGCGCCCACGATGGTCAACTCGGGCTTCACCAGCCCGCCGCACAACACATCATCCAATTCTGCAAACCCCGTAGGGATGTGGCGCTGCTTGTGCTCCGCTGCCTCAAACGCCATAATGCCAATCTCACCTCCGTTCTTCCAGCCCTTGTCGTGTTGTTGCGCCCGCGTCGTGATGTCGTTGCAAGCGCCCTCTATCAGCTCGATAATCGCGTCTGCCGTCATGTCCCGCGCCTTGGTCTTGCGGTTGATGCTCTCCGCAATCATCGCCAGCCTACGGATGTTGGCGCTTTCAAGCACGATGTCGATGTATGCGCCCACGTTCGCCGCGCTGGGCACGCTCTGGCTCAACTCGATCAGCTTTGCCGCCCCGCCTACCGCGTCCAGCCTGCCGCGCTTAGTCAGCTCCGCGTCAACCGTTGTCAGGTCAACCGTGTTCCGGCTGTAGGCCACCGTCAGCATTGCGCTGAATATCTCCCGGTGGGCAGGGTCGGCAAAATCGTCCGGGCGCAAGCGCTCTATGGCCTTGTCCGTAGCCGTCTTGCTGCGCAGCATCGCGCCCAATACGCTTTGCTCGCTCTCATAGTGGCCCGTCATGCTATCACCTTATTCATCATCCGCGTAATACCCGCCGCGCCGAAGCTGTTCACGCAGCGTCAACACGGGTTCTTCTTGTGTAGGTTGTTCGCTCTGATGCTCCTGCCGATACCGTGACACCCACCCACGGGCCGCCGCTTTCCAGTCCTTCATCGTTTCACGCCCGACTTTCCATCCCTTTGAGGAATAAAAGTCAACAAATCTGTCAGGGCTGAACTCCTGCGGTGTCCATTGCTTTTCATCGGCATAACGCTGGACATCTTCAACCGTGGGAGGGGTGAAGCGCTTGCGCTTCGGTTCTACCTCTATCTCTATCTCTTTATCTTTCTCTATATCTATCTCTATGTTACCTTCCGTTACCGAGCCGTTACAAAGTAACGTTTCTTGGGCCTTTTTTGCTCTCAGTTTCCGCACCCGATGGGCTGAATCACATTCTGAACCTGTCATTTCGCTGGCGGTCAGCAATTCGTACTCATCGGTCTGATTCTGTACCAGTATGCCGTTGGCTATCAGAAACGCTACCGTCATCTTGACATTGTCCTCATCCTCATCAATGTCCAGAGCTAACTCGCTGGCGAAGTTGTCCTCTATGCCCTCATAGTACAATCTACCGCCATCTTTCAAGGAACGCAGGAGCATCTTGAGGTAGATGATCGTGAATGTGTCGCCGCCAGCGATCCTACGGAGCTTCTTGATCTCCTTCTGCCGGAAGAAGTCATCCTTGAGTTTCAGCCAGTAGAATCTCTTTGTATCAGCCATTGGCTACCTCCTTTTTTTGCTGTACCGAAGTGTATCAAAGGCTCCGAGCAACATATCATAATCGCAGGGCATTTTACCTTCAATCCCGAGAAGCGTTGCCGACGTTGCGTTTCTTATGAGAACGTCAGGGTGTCTCTTCTCGATGCTTTCCATGATTGCCATGATTCCGCAAAACCTTGCGTATTCAATCCCGAGATCGTTACACATTTCCATAATCTGAGGATTCATGTAGTAGTCAATACCGGACAACTTTTTCACTCCCTTCTCGGTAACTCATGTTACCACATTGATTATTATATAGTAACATTTGTTACTTGTCAACTCTGTTCCAATGTGTTATAATAGTGGTAACATAATTTAACACATTGGAGGTGTCCACTATGTCGAAGATTCAAACCGGCATCCGCATTGAAGAAACGCTGTATGGCAAGCTGAAGGAGATTGCCAGGATTGAGGGCCGTACAGTAAACAACCTGAACGAGTACATCATCCGGCGCTTCGTCACCGAATATGAGGCGAAACACGGGCCAGTGCCAGAGTATCAAGACTGAGGGGACCGGGCGTGAAAACGCCCGGTTTTAGTCAAAAGGGAGTTCATCCCCGGGGTCCACCTCCGTGAATCCGCTGGTGTCCATGCGCTGCTGCTCGTTCCGTTCCGGCGGGGCGCTGCGTGCTTCGGCGTGGCCCTGCTCATTGTTCGGACTGCCCAGCCCTTCTACGCTGTCGGCGATGATCTCGGTGACGTACCGCTTGCTGCCGTCCTGCGCCGTGTAGCTGCGCTTCTGGATGCTGCCCTCAACGGCGACTCTGCTGCCCTTGGTCAAGTATTTGTTGCAGTAGTCGGCGGTCTGCCGCCACGCCACAACGGTCAAGAAATCCGCTTCGCGCTTGCCGTCCTGTCCCTTGAAACGCCGCTGCACCGCCACGTCGAAGGTGCTGCAACTGATGCCGCTCTGTGTGGTTCGCGCCACCGGGTCGGCGGCGAGTCTGCCGGTGATGATTACCTTGTTAATAAGTCATTCCTCCTTTGCCGCTATCAGTTTTGCAGCCTTGCGAATGATGTAATCCTGCTGCCATTTCCGTGCCTTGTCTTTGTTTTCGGCCCTATAACGCCGCTGGTAATCGTTATAGGCTTTGCGCTGTTCATCCGTCATGTTCTTGCGATATTCCCTGCGATATTGACGGTTGAGTTCAGTTCGTAATTGAAGCTGTTCATCAGTCATGCTGTCTTTCTCCTTTGCTTGGTATTCAGTCCGTATATCTTGCAGATTGTTTTATCTGCCGGGATTCCTCTGTTTAGGTGATACCGCTTGAAGAAATCGGCCTTGCCCGTGCGGTGAATCTCCATGTGGTGTTCCCTACACAATGGCAGCACTTCCAGCCCTTCGTGGATTACCTCTGTTCTATCTGCGCCCATTCCAAGCGGGACTACATGATGCAGGTCCGCTTTCTTGCCGCAAATCGGGCATTTCTTTGCAATCAGGCAGGCGTACACATAATCGTCGATGTCATCCACGTATTCAAGCATCGGGCGGCGCGTAGGCACGTCATGGGCGATGATGAACCGGGCAAGGAACGTCTGAAACGCTGCGACAAGGCTCATGGGCGCGTCGGACAGGCTGAACTGCTTCATATCCTCGACCAGCGACGCGATGAAATTGAACTTGAATATGTCCTTCACTTCATCCGCGCCGTAGCCCGACCACTCGGCGATCTCCCGTAGCATCGCGTAACAGCTTTTGCGCTGGCGCTCGGAGAGCGGGCGGGAATCCAGCATCGTGATCTCCACTTCCTTGTATTCCCGCCTGCACATCGTCGCGAAGTCCTCATACGGCGCTTCGATGTGCACCACGCCCCGGCGCTCGTCGTAGCCGGTAATCTTGCCCTTGATGCGGTCAATTACTGCCGTCATGCTGCCCCCGCCTTCTTGATGCGGTCGATCAGCTTGTTCGCCTGTCCCGCCGTCATACGTTCAAGGTCAGGCCCGAATGCCTGCATCGCGTTCAGGTACATATCGTCTGGCGCGTTGGCCTTGATGTATGCTTTCTGTTCGTCGGACGCCATCTGACGCGCTGCTGGGGCTTTCTCGCGGGCTTCCTTCATCTGCTGCTCTATCTGCTTAAGCTTGTTCTCCCCGGCTTCCTTGGCGGCTTCTGCGCTGCCTACGGGCATTGCGCCCTTGCCGAAGCTAAACACCACCTGTCCGTGGTTGTCGGTGATAACCAGCCGCGCAACCTTCCGGCCATCGTAGGCGATTTCCGCAACCTTGAAGCGGGCGAACTTGTCCTTCATCTCAAACCGACCACGGTCGTTTTTCTCCGTCTCGACCTTCGCGAACGTGAAAGGGCTGGTATACAGTTCCCGGCCTACGCCCCACTTGAACCCGGCGCGCTTAAAGGCATCGCTTGCCTCACCCTTCTTCTCGTTGCCGTCGTCGTCTGCGCGGCTCTCGATGCCGCAGTCCCACTTCCAAACCCAATGTTCGCCGTCCTGCGTGATGCCGATACCGCAGTAGAGATTGCCCTTGATCTCGCGGTAGTCAACCGCCCAGTTCATCGGGCCAACGACCTTGTCCAGCAGCTCCATGTCCGTGCGGGCTGTCTTGTACAGCAGCAGCACCGCGCCTTTCTGCGATACCTGCTTGACCTTGACCTCGATCTGGTCAGCGGTCAGCAGCGGGAAATCAAACGTCTGTGCCATGCTCATTTCCTCCCATCTGTAGTGATGTACTGATATAGGGTGTCCTCCAGAACGCCCAGCGTCCGAATTGTCTTGATGATCACGCTATCCTTGCCGTACACGCGCTCCAACGCGGTCATAGCGTCGTAGATGTTCGCGTGTGCAGTGCGGAGATGAGCCATGTCCTGCGCCGCCATGCGGCTGCTGTACTTCGGCTGAGTGTTGCGCATTTATATCACGCTCCTATAGTAGTCACGGGTCAGGCCCTCGATCTCCTTGCGCTGCTCTTCGGCGGCAATCGCGTCGTATTGGTCGAAAAGGTCTTTCAGGTCGTCGTAAACGCCGTTCAGCGCGTCGAAGATGCTGTCCAGCTCCCAATACCCACGCAGGGCTTCCATCGCCGACGAGATGCTGTCCAGCGCTTCCTCGGAAGCCTCATACAGGTCATCGTTATCAGCGGTGATGGGTTTTTTCGTCTGATACGGTTTTTTCACTTGCGTTCCCCTCCAATCTGTGATACAATGTGCTTGACAGTTTTCCCATGCTGTCTGTTCTTCCTGCCGTCCGGGCTTCCCACCGGGCGGCGCTCTCATTCCTGCGCATCCGCTATCTCGTCAAACCACCTGTCGGCGCGTTCGCGGTGAATCTTCACGTTTCGCTTCCCCAGCCGCACCAGCGGGAAGCCGGGATGTGCTCTGTAGTATTCTTCCAGCCCCCTAACGGTCATGCCGTAGCGCCTTGCCGCCTGTGCTCTTGTCAGCAGGTACGGGGCGTCATCCAGAAGCGCGTCCAATGTCGCCTCGTTCATGTCATCACCACCATCCTGCCAGCGGCCCGTCCAAATTGTAGTGGTCGATCTCCGCGCCCGTCAGCGGG